TACAGGACAAGTTCCTAATACTAGAAGCGAGTATGGTGCTGAGTGTAGAGAATGCTGGACTGTTCCTGAAGGATATAAGTTAGTAGGTATTGATGCTTCAGGATTAGAACTTAGAATGTTAGCACACTATATGAATGATAAAGAATATACAGATGAGATTTTAAACGGTGATGTCCACACTCGTAATCAAAAGATAGCAGGATTAAAATCAAGAGACAATGCCAAGTCATTTATATATGCTCTTATGTACGGCGCTGGTGATGCTAAACTAGGAGAAGTTGTAGGTAGTAATCAAGCAAACGGAAAGAAACTTAGACAACAATTCCTTGATAACTTGCCTGCCTTTAAAACTCTTAAGTATAAAGTTGAAAAAGCTGCACGAAGAACTTACCTCAAAGGATTAGATGGTAGAAGAATACATATAAGAAATGTACATGCTGCTTTAAACACACTACTACAAGGTGGTGGTGCAATAGTTATGAAGAAAGCACTTGTTATATTAGACAACAAAGCAAAACAATCTAACATAGATTATAAGTTTGTTGCTAACATTCACGATGAATGGCAGGTGGAAGTGAAACAAGATCAAGCAGAACTTTTTGGAAAGCTTGGTGTCGAAGCCTTGATAGAGGCAGGTCAGCATTTTAATATGCGCTGTCCTCTTGATGGTGAATATAAAATAGGAGACAACTGGAGTGAAACACATTAAAACATGTTCAGAATGCAAAACAGATAAAGAAGCTACTAACTTTTATAATAATAAAAATACCAAAGACGGTAAGGATGGAAGATGTATAGAGTGTCAGCAAAAACGAAATAAAAAATTAAATGCGGAAACAAACCACATAACCAATCCTATACATAATCCTAAAAATATGTATGTAAATGGTCAGTATGTCTCAAGAAAACACCCTTTATATAAAGCAGGAAA